GGGTGGGTCAAACTCATCCTTAGATAACTCAATGCGTTCAGGTTGGGTTGGTTGACCACCTTGTACCATTGTTGATATAGTATTAACTATATCTGGTCGTGATTCCAACATTTTACCAACTTGTTCATATTGTTTTAACTTTTGGTTTTCAACATGAAGTTTATCTTTTTCTGACTGAAAGTACTTGGCCTGTGACTCCCAATCACTATTAGATTCTTGTTGCTGAGTTGCTTCATCTTGCCCTACATTATCAGTAACTTGACCTTCTTCAAGATTGTTATTTTCTAATGCGTTATCCATACTATTCTCCTTTTCTTTGCAATTTCTCTTGCTTTCCTTGAGCTTCGCCACGTAATCGTAGCTTCTCTGCTTCGAGCTTGACTGCATTTTCGAGTTTACCAACTGCTGTTCTATTAGCAGATTTGGCTTCTGATTCCTGTGATTTTAACTCAGTTTTGAATTTCTCAACTTCTGTACGCTTCCTTGCTGAGATTGACTCTCTGTGAGCTGTTTGTAAATCACCTTGTAAATTCTTAACGGCTTCTTGAGCTTGTTGTAATTGTCCTTGTAATTGTTGCACAATATCCATTCGCTGCAATACGCCTTCTTTATCAAATATATCTGTTTTCATTAAAGCTTCTGTTCTATCAATAAGACCAGCTTGATATGCTTCCATATAAATTGACCATTCTCCCCATCTATTTGAAGGCATAGTTGAATTGCCAATAATATTTATATCGTATTGTCCAACAGTTAAATCATTCATCATTTCACCAATAGCTTGCGATTTATCATTATAATGATTTACCATATATTCAGACATATCATTATTTGGCTGAACTATTCTAAATACTTTTTTATATGTATAATGTTCTTTAGATAAATTATAAATAACTTGTCCTAATCTTTTTAAAGAACCTTCAATATCTCTTAATTTTGATTTACTTCTTCTTTGACCAAAATCCTCCAGCATCATTGTAGCTGAAGATGTTTTTGGCGCTGCTTCAGTATTACCTTGCATCATTTCAAATATACCCATATTTAAATCCATATATTTTTCAACTAACTGAGGCAATTGCATAACTGAATTAGACAATGGTTGAGGTGAAGGAAAATGTGGCTCACCAAATGATGGGTCATATTCTATCGTTGCATTTGGATTTGCCCAATCTCTTTCTAATTCTTCTATATCATCAACACTCCCTTGTGGTATTAATAATTTTAAACCAGAAGATGCTTGCGCATGTGAAGTTATTAATGACATTGTTTTATTTAAAAATCTTTGAAAATCTTTATTCTTTCTAACATCACTCATTGGATATGGAGTATTTGTCCAAATATTTGGTACAGGAACAATTGGATATTTATCAGTATTTAATATCATTTCATATAAAACTATTTGACCCAGAGTGCATGTTAATTTAATTCTTGTTTGCTGAACTTCTACAATATCAAGTATTCCTTGCTGCATAGCTTCTTGTATTTTTGAATCTTCTATAAATGTTTGTAAATTTTCGTTATCAAGTATTCTTTCTTCTTGAGTCTCCATATTTAAAATTCTATAATAAGGAACTTTAATTTTAGAAAAATGTTCAATTAATTGATATTTCTCAGACCCTTCTCCTTTATCTAAATCTTTAATATAATCAGGAGTAAATGAGCCTTTTGTTCTTTTATTTAATGGAGATGGAAATGTATCATCTTCACTGTATCCTTCAACCTCTTCAATAAGCATTTTACCATTTTCTTCATTTACTTCTGATAATTGAGGATATAAATCTAATAATTGAAACTTAGTAAATATAGTTGACAGCATCATACCTGTTGCATCATCAAAATATCTATTTCTAGCATTCGGGTCAACAACAACTCTAAATGGGTCTATATAGGTAAACTTAACTTCACCACGACCATAATCAGCTTCTCTATCTACATATGCATAAAAATAACCAAGACCTGTAACAGCATAATCATGAATAACTTGTTTAAATACTTCATTTCCGTCAGATACATGCCATATGTATTCAAGTATTGTTTTCCATATATTAGCTAAATCACTATCAGAGTCTTCTCTTGGCATTGCTGAGAATTTAGGTGGCTTAGATGTTATGATTGCTTTAAACTGCTCAATAGCAGAATATAGCCTATCTAGTGGAATGCTTGATTGATTTCTTGATTCTAATGCATCAATTTCTGATTCAGAGAAATGATTCCCTAAATAAAAATCAATGTCTTCTCTCGCATGGTCTTCCCACTCTTTTCTAGCATCAGACCAACGTCTCCATAATTCTCTTACCTGTTCTACCCTTTTATCTTGCTCTATCATAGCTCATAATATAATACTTTTAATTAATTTATCAAAACCTTGAACCTGTTATCCAATTATACCTTTTTTTAGGTCTTTCCCATTCATTTTTATTATTTTTAAGTTTTTTAACTTTTCCTGCCTTTTTATTTCCTTTTGCATATTGTGTTGATAACCAAAATGCATCAATTGTATCATCATGAGAACCTTTTGGAAAATCAAGCAATTCACCAATAAACTCATGCATATCCTTCTTTAAATGTACTGCTCCAGCTCTAAACATTGGTTGAAGACCTTCAAATAATCTATCTTTCTTTTTTTGATTACCATATCCTTTAATCCCCATTTCTATACCAGGAAGGAATTTTCCTTCTTTTTTGCTACGCTTAGACACATAATCCCTTAACATTTCTTGATATGATATTGTTTCAATATTTATTCTTTTAATTGGATTGTATCGTTCTGCAATTTTAAATATCTGGTCTGCACAGTCCATCGGTAAGACTCTTTTTCTCCAATATTCAATAACATAATAATCGTATTCAGCAGTAACGCCAATAACCATAATAACACTATAATCGTTCCTAGAACTAAGTGTCGAAGCAGGGTCAACCCCCATATAAATATTAACATACTCTAAACTCCCATCTTCAAATTTTATATACCATGAATTTGCTTCTTCGTTAAATTTTACATCCCCAGAATAGAATCCTTTAGTTATATCCTCTTCACTGAATATTTGGTCTTCAGGAGATTTAGCCTGATTCATATATTCTTGATAAAACTTAGCAGGAGTACCAGAATCTATATAAAATTGCTTTCTTTCTTCAATTTTCTTTAAAGGCCAACGTGATGGCCATAACGGAGTACCGTCATCTTTAATTGCTTTATGTGTTTCTACTGCCCAAGAGTATTCTTCTCCTGTTTTTTGAGCTGAGTGATAATTTTTAACAAGACCATTTAAGAATGAGTCATAATGCACAATTGTACCATTACACCATAAAAACCCACCTTTATCAAAATCAATCGCTGGATATACAGCAGCTGTCACCCAGTTCTTTATTTGTAGTCTAGATTCAGGAGTTTTAGTATTTAGCTCAGATTCAAAGTCATCAAGTATAATTCCAGTATATCTTGTTGATAATTGCTTTTTACCCCTAAGACGCTGTGATGCACCTTTCGCAATCATCCTACAATTATTCTTTAATACAATTTCGTTTTTCGTCCACTTATCGCCTTGTAAGTCTCCGAAATAGTAATGGATTGCAGGATTTTCATATATATGAGTTGAAATCCAATTAAGGTTATCAATAGCCTGGTCTTGTGCCTCGCCAACCCAAGCGATAAATTCTGGGCTATCTTTTTGCGCAAATAAAAACCTATGTAAAACAGCACAGGCCGCCAAGGTTGACTTTGCGTGGTCACGAGGCAATACAAGAGCCAATTGTTGAATTTCCCTATTTAAAAGCAATTTACCTACATCTTCATGAAAAGCAGGTGTTGCTGATGCTAAAAAGTCTTGTGGAGAGAATAACTTACCAAAAACAATTAAGTCTTTGTAAGCCATCTCAAGAATCTTTTCATTCTGAGAAACATCTCCATTAAGATTTAAATTAGCCATTATGGTATTTGCTTAATTAAATGGTTGTTCAAACGTACGATACCTTCTGGTGGGTCACTGCCCTCGAATGTTATCTTTAAATTAGCATAATTATTCTTAGAAGATAATATCGAAGAACCTAAATCAACACTAACAGCTCCAGCGTCTTTCTTCCTGAAAATACCGCCACCACCTTTAGACTTCCTTTTACCAAAGTTATTTAACTTTACTTTTAAATCCATAGTTAATTCTTTGATTTTAATTGAACTTTGAGGTGCTAACGTCATTAAAGGAACCATAACGTTTTCATTATTAACGACCATTCTCATACATTTAGGTGTGCCATCTTCATTTACATATTTACTTATTGCTTCAATATGTTGATTTTCGGCTAATGCTTGTGCTTGAACAACAGCATCATATAAACCTTTAGTTAAATGGTCTAAAAAGTTCCCTTGCTTAACTTCCTGGTTGGTTGTCATTATTTGAAGCTCCTTTTGTTTTACCTATAGAACTATTTAGCATATCTAAAACTTTCATTAAACCTTCTGGTTTTTCTTGCTTTCCTTTAACAGAAATACTGTATTTAGCTGAGGTATCTGAACTTCGGTTGCTTTCTGAATGATGTGAAACTTTTCCTTCAAAGGATGCTTTCCAGCATGCAAACCCACAAGATGCATTTACAGTTGCACTTGAGTCTGTTGATGATTTACTTGAACTTTGAGTTGAAACTTCCATATTAAACTCAACATCAATACTATCAACTGATAAACTTGGTATATTGATGATTGATAATAATGGAACATCTAGTTTTACATCTTCTGAACCATCTTCATAATTGAATGTTACTGATTTAGTATTACCACTACTATCCATACCAACTTCAGTAATAAACTGAGCTGTTGTGGATGCTAAAGATTTTTGTCCTTCAGCTGCAGCTAAAAGTGGTGCTGCGATTAGGTTTTCTATTGGTAAACCAGTAAACTGATTTGCTATTGAATCTGCCATTACTTCTCCTTGTTTATTTTAAAACTTTTATTTAATTAACAATTCCACTTACGTAAAGCTTTATTAATCCTTGAATTTGGGTCATTAGCAGTTTTAGAACTTGTTAATTTCTTTTTCATGCCACCCATACGTGCACAAAATGATTTCTTTCTTGAACCACCTTTAGGTTGTGGTGCTTTTAAGTCTGAACCAGGATTCTGTCTTTCATAAGAACGTCTGCCTTTTTCATTAAGACCGCCTGATTTACTTTTACCTTCAGCTCTTTGCCAAGCTGGAGTAACTTTTCCACCCTTTTTATAGGATTCAGCTCTTTTGCTTGCGTCTTTAGCGGGTATCTCCGATGCCCATATGTCTACTCATGTTTTTTTCATATTAATAATACTTTATATCTTGTGTAAATTTATCAATCATAGTGTTATATTCATCAGTATCAGGTTTTGTTCCAGCATGATGATATTGCGCCCAATAATGTGCGAGTTCATCATCTGAAAATACATTGTCCTTATCTGTATCGTAAAAGCCAGCCTTACCATATCCTTCACCCTCTTTATGAGGCATTTGTAATAAATTTGCTAAAAATAAAGATTGTTGTTGTTCTGGCGCTAAACTACTTACATCGTAATTTGTTTCTGCAAGACCACTAAGCCAATCAGGAATATCTGTTTTTCTTCTTTCATATTCAGACATTAATCTGTTTATTGCTGTATGAGCTCCTTGACCTTCCCCTACTTCAAATTGGAACAATCCTCTTCCTGGGCCAATACCAGACTCTGTTTTATCTGATTTTTGTATAGCATCTGAAATTCCTTTGCTTTCATGGAATGCTATTTTATTCATATTTTCAATTATATCTTTTTGGTCTATATTCCAATTATTAGAAGCTGTTCTTAATAAAGAGTCTAAAATAGTGCTGGAATCATTATTTATCATAATATTATTTATAAAATTTGGTAAAAGTTGTGTGACTATAATAATCAGCCACAAATGGCCATGGATAGTTGCTATGGCTATAGTGAGCTAGAGAGGACTCGTGAGAGATACCACCTGTGGCTGTAATTGTGTATGTTATTTCCATTAAAATAGTTTGGCAATATTAAAACCAGCTCGGCCTTTACCACCTGCAAGTTCTGCTTTCCAATTATTTTTAGGACCAAATGTACCACCAACTGCTACATTAAGCAAATCTTCAAATTTAGCTTTTGGTTGAATTTGTGATGCAATCATAGAATCAAGCAGGTTGTTAACAAAATATCCTTTACCTTGTTTACCAAAAGTATACATATCCTGAATATTTGTTTGTTCTTTTAAATAATCTTTAAGCATACCTTTAACATCTGCTTTTTGGATTAAACCATCAATATTATCGTGTGCTCTCTCTATATTTTTTAAAAATTCCACATTTATGCCTTTCCTACCTGAATATCTTGGGGGTTAATATACAACAAATTATTATCTAAATCAAACTGAGCACGACAGAATGGACACATCCAACCTTCGATAGTGAAATCGTCATCTGCTAATACACCAACTCGTTGTGTAAACTGGTTATCATAATAAAGATTTTCATCGCAAACAGGGCACAAATCTTCATTCTTCGTCTTTTTCTGCGTGTGCAAGCATAGTTGTTTCTTTTCCACCTTGTAATGCCTCCAATTGTTTTGGCGTGAAGCCTTGAAATACTGTTAATTGTTCTTGTTTCTTCTCTGTATCGAATAATCCTGCGATTTTTGATAAAGATTCTAGTGAACGTAGCTTATCTGTATCCCTATCAGACAAATCTGCAATATCTCGGTACTTTGCTATTATCCATTCAGGTGTAACACCCTCATCTTGAAGTATTTTCTTAATTTCCTCTTTAACCATAGACCTTATTTCCTCTTTTTTTAATAAAAAATTTGATTTTTGCTTAATATAGTCCTCATTTACCGCAGCAGGGTAGGCTTTCTTGTATGCCTTGATGCTATCTTCCCCAGATGCAACATATCTAGCAAATAAAAACTCACGATTGTTTAATTTTCTATCCTTTGCTCTTGAATACGTGGCGTTGTAGTTACCAGAAAAGGTATATATGTTTTCAACTACACCATCTTCGCCCAATATCTTATGTGTTTTCTGCTCAACAATAAAAGAACCGCAAACAGTCCTGACCATTGTACGCCCTTCTTTATAGCCAGGATGCTTTACATTACTTTTTTTAAGTATTTGACAAATATAACCATCATCTGTATACACCCAGTCATCCTCATCTCCTTGACGCCAACTAGGTTTAACATCTTCTGTATTACCAAATGCATAATACTCATCTATATTGTCAAACAAATAATGCGGAATATTCTTTATTGTTTTAAAATCCATGCAGAAATATACAAAAAATACATAAAATAAAAAAATATTAGGAAAATCCATTTATTTGATTATATTAATATAATAGAGATATATAATAGAGAGTCTATAATAGAGATATCTCTAGAGTTAAAGAAAAATTAATAATAAAAAGAAAGAGAAATATTAAGGGGTAATTTTGAAAAATAGCCTTAGAATGTGTGTGGGTATTGTTTTATGCGCGGCACCCCCGTTAAGTTCCCTCGTGGGGGGTACAATTAGGTTGATTTTTGGGTCAAATTATAATATTAGTTATTTATTTAATATGAGGCTGGAGAAGGTTTAGAACAAACAAAAACGGCGCCTAATGTGGCGCCGTCTTCATTCCTTATATTTATTTATTATTTACTTAATCATCTACAACACTACACGCATCTATAAAGCGCCTACTATCAAAGTTATTATTATCTTGCTTAAATGCTGTAATCAATTCATTTATAACGTTTAACTTGTTAAGTGTTGGTAACATCATATTATTATTTATGATTGTATTATCTTTTATAATCTTTGCAACTTGTCTATAATGCTTTCTAGTCATCATTTAAACCCCCTTTAACATTTAAGTTAATATTATTATCTTTACATACTTTTACTACATCTTTAACATCTTGACCATGTTCTAACATTTCATTATATGCTTGTTGAGGCGTCATTTTAAAATGATTAATAAAATATATAAACAT